GAAGGTGCGGAAGAAGCTATCTACCGTGCTTTGGCAATCCGACATATGGAGCTTCCGGTAGGAGACTTTATTCATGATGCACTTAAAAATGAAGTACCGGCGATGGCAAGGGATCTCCTTCTGTCCAATATCAAGGACGAGGAGAATCACGACCTGGCTCTCGGTTACATCGCCAATGCTATCGGAGTGGATCCTAAAGCTGAAGAAGAAGCCAAACGAATACGGCAAGCGTGGCTTTCGCATCCTGATCACACTGTCCTCAAAGCGTTGGTTGCCGAACGTGCGATTTTCTTCGTACTACTGCCATTCTTTCGCTTTAACGGTGATGCTGGTCTCCGAACAGTAAGTGCAGACATTAGCCGTGATGAACAAGTCCACGTCGCCACAAATAGTTTGGTGTGTCGTGAACTTGGTCTCACTGTGTCTCCTAGTTTGGATCGCCTTAGGAAAGCAACAATTGCTTGGGTGATGCAGCCTCTGGGTAAGTCTTCTGACAAATACCTAGATAAGCAGTTCTGGTTGGATCAGAGCGACAGCTTGATGTACGCAGGTAAAGCCGAAGGTCTCATTGAGACGCAAAGAGCTCGTATGCCAGCGTTTTTCGAGATGAGTAACTCTGACCTACCGAGCTACGCTTGATATACGGCTGAAGGGTTGTTATGTTCCGTCACGACTCCAAATTTGTAGATCCCAGTTTTTACGTAGATCCCCTTGCGTCAGAGTTTTCTGGTGTTGAGCTTTCTATTACCTGGGGACAATTTTGGAGTGGTGACTGGTCAGGTCAAGGAGAAAGAAATCGAAACACAGAAGCTCAACGCGAAATAGATCAAGCACGAGCTTTATACGAAGAAGAATCTCGTAGAGCAGAAGCAGCTGTTGCTGAACAACGAGTTGCTCTTGATATTCAATTAAAAGAGCAAGCAGAACTTAAAGCTCAGCAAGATGCTGCTTTAGCAGAAGCTTTAAAGCAAGCAGATATTTCTAAAAAGGTATCAGCAGCAACCGCCGCAAGAGAGCGCATTAAAACTTCACTAGATACAGCTCAAGCTCAACAGCAGTTAAGGGAATCTAGTCTTACTGTGCAAGGCAGAACAAAGCAAGCAGGTCAAACTGTTGGTCAACCGGGTATTGCTAAAACGAGAGTTGCTACTCGAATCAGTATTGGTGGTTATGGTAGTACAGCCGCTGGCAAAATCAATCCAACTGGTTTGAATATATGATTCCCTACGTTGATCCAGAGATCATTAAATACCTGGATGAGCTTTATCCAGATAAGGCCCCTAACCTTAGTATGGAAGAGAAACTTATTTGGTTTTCTGCTGGTCAGGTGTCAGTTGTACGCCACTTAAAAGATCAGTACAGCCTCCAAGAGGAGACAAAGTACAACTAACCGGAATCTGCTGTCAACCATCGTTGGCCTTGGCGCAGCAGCTCTTGGTGCCTACAGCGGTTATCAAGCCTATAAAACGTCGCAATCACAAGCTCAACAAGCTCAAGCTAATCGTGATGCAGCCGCTCAACAAGCTGCTCTAAATCGAGCTCAAGCTCAAGCTCAAGTGCAGCAGATGCAAGCTGAAGCAGCTCAGCGTGCTAGTCAGTTTGAAGGTTCAATGCAGCTGACTAGACAGCAAACTGCTCAAGCTCAGCAAGCTGCTCAAATGGCACAAGAAAGTGCTATGAGGCAGATTACTCAACAAAAAGCAGCGTCTGCTCTTGCTATTCAGCAGCAACAACTGCAAGCTTCTATTCAGCGTCAAATGGCTGCTGCACCTGTTGGTAGTAAAGTCCGTCGTCGTGTTGGTACACCTGCTGCAATGCGTACTAGTTTGGAGATACAATCTCCGCTTGCTGGGGCAGGTAGTGGCCTTGGTATCGGAACAGAAACTTCAGCTGGTGGTTTGAATGTCTAATGCTGCGGCTCGTTATTCGGCGCTAGAGCCGGAAAAGTCTATTTACCTTGATCGTGCTATTGAGTGCAGTAAGTACACTCTGCCGACTCTTATTACCGATAACGACCGTAGCACTGGTAAGAATATCTACACCAAGATTGCTACCACTTACCAAGGTCTTGGGGCTCGTGGTGTAAACAACCTGGCTAGCAAACTACTGATTGCTTTGCTGCCTCCTAACCAAGCTTTCTTCCGTCTCTCTGTAGACGATATGAAGCTGAAGCAGGAACTGGATAACTACAAAGAACTTCAGTCGCAGTTTGATCAGCAACTGTCCCTGATGGAACGTTCCGTCATGCGGGACATTGAAGAGTCAGGTGATCGCACTGCACTGTTTGAAGCGCTGAAGCACCTTATCATCGGTGGCAACGCACTGCTTTACGTTTCTGAGAATGGTACCAGGGTATATCCACTCAAATCGTTTGTACTTAATCGTGATCCTGAAGGCAATATCCTCGAGGTTGTTGTCCGGGAAGAAGTTAACCCAGATGTTCTTCCACAAGGTGTTGCACCTAAAAGCACTGAAGGTGGATTTGTAGACAAGACGGTGTTCCTCTACACCCACGTCAAATGGGATTACAAGAAGGATCGCTGCAACTGGTATCAAGAGGCTTACGGAAAGCAAGTCGGTAAATCTGGTTCTGTTCCTATCGAGAAAAGCCCTTGGATTCCTCTTCGGATGTTCCGAGTGGCTCATGAAGCTTATGGACGTGGTTACTGCGAAGAGCTTCTTGGAGACCTGAAGAGCCTTGAGTACCTCAGCAAAGCCATTGTTGAAGGATCTGCAGCAGCAGCCAAGATCATCTTCCTCTGCAATCCAAACGGTACGACTCGTCCTGACGCTCTTGCTCGGGCTGCCAATGGATCAATTGTGGCAGGCAACCCAAATGATGTGGCTCCTCTGCAAATGCAGAAGCAAGCAGATCTCACAGTTGCTCTCAATACCATTGCACGAATCGAGCAGCGGTTGAGCTTTGCGTTCCTGCTGAACAGTGCCATTCAAGCTGGGGCTAGCGGTCGTGACCGTGTTACAGCAGAAGAGATACGAATGGTTGCACAGGAACTGGAAGCAGGACTGGGCGGCATATACTCCATCCTCAGCGTTGAGCTTCAACTCCCGCTGGTCAACCGGAAGATGGCTCTTATGGAACGTCAGGGTCGCCTTCCGAAGCTTCCTAAGAACATTGTTAAACCTCAAATCACCACTGGTCTTGACGCCCTCGGTCGAGGTAACGACAAAGCGAAGCTTATTGAGTTCCTACAAACCATCGCCGGTACTCTTGGTCCAGAGACTTTGGCACGGTTCGTTAATAGTCGAGAGCTTATTACTCGCCTTGCTGCTTCTGATGGCCTTGATACGTACAAACTCATCAAGAGCGACGAAGATCTCATGGCAGAAGAACAACAGCAAGCTATGATGATGCAGCAACAAATGGCTATGCAAGATCCTAATAACGATCCTGCTAAACAAGCCGCTTTAGTTAAAGCTGAAAATGACTCAATCCGGGCCGGTCAAGAAGTCGCTGCAGGAGCAGCCGGTTTCTGAAGTTAAAGAAGCTCCCGTAAAGGAAGCACCTAAGTCCAAAATGGATATGCTCATTGAAGAACTGAAGGTTAAGAAGCCTGAGGTTTATGAGCAGTACGTGGCAGCAGCCAAAGCAAAACGTCCTGTTTGGATCTATCCTGATCTGACCGTTCGCATTGGCTGATCGTCATGGAAGTTATCGCTGATAATTTCTTGTCTGAACAAACTGGCCCTTATAGCCAGCAAGACATTGAAGCTCTTCAAGAAGCTGAACTTGCTGAACAGCGGCAAGCTCAAGAAGAACTGATTGGTGGAAAGTTTCGGAGCCCTGATGAGCTTCTGAAGGCTTACCAACAGCTTGAGAAGAAACTTGGTAGCCGTACTGAGCAAGGTGAAGTTGATTCTTTTGATGATGTAGAAGAGCAGGATCAAGAACCTGTTGTTCTATCTCAAGAAGAAGAGTCCACCATTATGGAAAGTATTGGTGGTCAAGAGTCTTTTGACTCCATGCAGTCTTGGGCTCGAGAGAACCTTGATGCTGGTGAGCTTGAGGCGTACAACCGTGAAGTTAATAGCGGTGACTACTACCGAGCTCGTAACGCTCTTCAATCGCTTTACTTTGCGTTTAAAGAAAACTCAGGGTACGAGCCTGATCTGATTGGTGGGAAACTCTCTGGTAACAGCAGTGATGTGTTCCGTTCAAGCCAAGAAGTCATGGCTGCTATGAACGATCCTCGGTATTTGCAAGACCCTGCTTATACCCAAGACGTACAAGATAAGTTGCTTCGTAGCGACGTTCTTGGCCCTAGGGGTTAATATTTACGTAGCGAACGTAAACATTGTTGCCGCTGAGGCGATAACAACAGTGAAAGCGAGCGCGTTAAACATTCCTACCTACTACTAACGATGCCTGACTTTGCATCTCTTAGCCGGTTGGGTGGACTTAATGGCGTTCAATACAACGCTGGTTCCGCCTCCGGTAACTACGAAAAGGAAAACGCTAATTTCCTCAAGATCTTCTCTGGCGAAGTTCTGACCACGTTCAACCGTGAGACGATCTTCAAAGATCTGACCATGAAGCGCTCGATCTCTTCGGGCAAATCTGCAAGCTTCCCAATTACAGGGCGCTTCTCGAGTCGCTACCACCGTCCTGGTGACTTCATCACCGGTCAAGGTAACAAAGGCATGATCGGTGAAAAGATCATCACCATTGATGACCTGCTTATCGCTGATGCTTCGATCTACGACCTTGATGAAGCCAAACTTCATTGGGACGTGCGTTCGATCTATTCGACTGAGCTTGGCCGCGCCCTGGCTCGTGCTTATGATCAACGCCTTGCTCGTACCATCCTGGCTGCTACTGAGTCTGATGGTCGTATCAAGGACTGGGATTCCAAGCGCTTCCAGCTGAACGCTGGTACTTACTCTTCGGCTACCTCTGGTGTCGTCACCCTGAGCGCTAACTTCCAAACCGCTGAACTGGCTTACTGGGCAGTGGGTGAAGTGGTGTATGGCGAGACCTCTGGTGCTTATGGTGTTATCACCACTGCTCCTACCAACGGTGCAGCCACCTTCGGTATCAACCCCCTGGGTGCTATTGGTACCGGTTCTAACGCTCAATTCACTGTTGGTGAGCGTCTGTTCGTTCTGAACTCGATGCCTGGTGGTACTTCCATCACTGGTATTGACCTGAACGGTGCTGCTGACCGTAACGCTCGTGGCGATCTGATCGTTGAGAACCTGTTCAAAGCTTGCCAGGCTCTTGATGAGAAAGATGCTCCTAAGGAAGGCCGTGTGGTTGTTCTGACCCCTGGTGCTTACTACGACGTTCTGAACAGCGACCGTGCCATCAACACCGACTTCAACGCTGGTGGTGGTGCTAACGGTGCTATCTACCAGAACCGCGTTGCCTCTGTGGCTGGTTTCCGTCTTCTGACCTCCAACCACCTGGGCATCAACAGCTACACCTCTGGTCAAACCTACGCTGGTCTGAGCAATCAGTCTGCTGTGACCCGTGGTGAGCGTCCTAACTACATCAACGGTAAGGACGGTTCTGACGGTGCTGCTGCTGCTGGTACCTACGATTACTACCAAGATGAGCAGGGTAACACCTCCTCCATCGCTAACTGCTTCGGCCTGTGCTTCACCAAAGAAGCTGTGGGTACTGTGTCCCTGAAGGACGTTTCGATGCAGATGACTGGTTCTGAGTACAAAGCTATGACTCAGAGCACCATGATGGTTGCTAGCTACGCTGTGGGTCACGGCATCCTGCGCCCTGAGTGCGCTGTGAGTCTTCTGCACGATGGAGCTCCTTTATTGATAACTAGCTTCTAGTTAATTACCAATACAATGAGGGGAGGCAAATGTTTCCCCTCTTTTTATTGCAATAATGGCGACTAGTAAACTCAGTGCAGTTAATACGCTTCTCGCCATTATTGGTGAAGCTCCTATTAACTCCCTTAACCCACCTCTAACTGGCGACGCAAGCCTTGCTGAGCGTACGTTGGATGAAGTCAGTCGTGAAGTTCAAGGAGCAGGTTGGTCCTGGAACACGATGCTGTATGACTCAATTCCTCTGGACGCTTCTACAGGTCAATCCCAACTTCCTAGCAACACTCTTGCGGTGCGGTTCAATCCGCTTTCGTATCCTTCACAAAGGTTTGTTCTTCGCGGTTTGCGGCTTTTTGATCGCGTTAAGAATACATACGATTTGAGGACCAGTCTTGGTGTAGCC